TACGTGCTATATCTTTTTGTTCTTCAAGGGGTTTCAAAAAGGGTATAAGTTTGGAAAACACACTGCTTCTGGTAAATGATTTAGATAAATTTCTCATTTTCTTAATTTTGTCTTCAAGCATGTCGGACTCACTACGTATAATATTCATACTAGCTTCCTTCAGGTTGCTTATAATATTTCCGACAGGGATGTATTCGGAGCTATTTACATAAGTTTTAGTTGCATCTTTTCCTGCTCCCGCATCTCCATCAGTAAAATTAGCATTTGAAAAGAAGGCCCCGTATCCGGTATTTTGACCATCAAAATTATCAAGTGCCTGCCCACCATCTGCATTTTCAGTTGCATCGGCTAGCAGGTCTGCATATTGATTTACGTTCATCTTTTAATAAATAAATAATGCGAGTTTAAATCCTGAGGATAAACATTTATATAAAGTAGGGATGAGCAAATCAAGCGATGTTCATAAAATGTTAAAAGAGTTAGAAACGCGCATGGACGAGTTGCCCATGCACATATACATACTAATTTGGTGTGTGTCAGAGATGAATGAGCGTTTTGATAAAAATTCAGAGGACCCTGAATTTTATAAAATAAATTATCCATATACATCGGTTCCTTTATTTAATATAGAAGAATCGAAGAATCTTGAGGATTTGTGGCGGAAAAATATACATGACAATAAGGACTTATTTTCTGAACAACCAAAACCCAAAAAACAAACTGGAGGTAGGCTTCCAAAAATGAGTATGAGCGATGCCAAAAATAAAATGGCGCAATTTGGTCAGGCAATGAATTTTGCTGTGCAGGGTCTTGACCCAAAGAAAATTACACCAGACTATTTATATGAATATACAACTGAATTGTTCGATACAATTGATTCCCGCCTTACCGAAGCTTCAGGGAATTTTGGTATAGTTGCACTCGAATCAACTATGCCCGACCCAAAATTTATAATACCTGTAATACCTCCTTTACCTGTAGTTATACCTGGACGCACAATTGTGCCTGTATTGAACGCAATATTGGAAGCGCTGCGCATAACTATATCCATCGTTTTTGTTGTAGACCCGTTAGGTATAGGAAAAATATCACAGTCGCTATTAACGCTTATAATGGTGTTACTAGATTTGGGTCGTGGTAATTTATATCACGCTATATTTACATCATTTGGCTTCATCGGTACAACGCCAATGTATGTAGGCATAGTGTTAAAAATTCTGCGCGACGGCATTATGTTAATTGCGCCAGATTTGCGCACAGAAATGCGCGATTTGATGTTTAAATCGTCAAAAAGTTTTGTATTAGGATATGCAATATGGTTATTTACTACCTTATCGCCCGATTTTGTTAAGAAGCCAATACAAGTATTGTTTGACTCCGTCGCTATGCAGTTAGAAGTCATAAATGAACAATTGAGTGCTGCTGAAGTAACAGCAAATATGGGCCCAATGGGTGCATTAGCAACAATACATATGCCCCGCATTCCAATGAATGTTATACCAGATGTCAATAACTTGTATGCTTTACGCGAAGCGATTCGTGTACCAGCAATATATTGCGACCCAAAAATTTCAGATATGATGGACGAATTACGTGGTGTGCCACCCTATGCCTTATTTTTTGATTTGGCGCTAATACCTAAAAAGACAAGTCCCGAATATGCAGAACAATGCGCCCCGTTCAAGGGTGGAACAATGTCTGATAATTTAACTGCTTCACTTGCTCCTCAAATTGTACCCCTTGGTTCCGACCAACCTATAAACCCTATTGCTGCCACAACTACTCCTCAAGATTTAGCTAAGGCAGCCGCGCCTCCAACATTACCAGTTTCAAGCACTTTACCTGGGGCTGCACTGGCGCCAGGAGAAGCAAGCGCCTCTAATCCGGTGGCATCATTAACGGCAGCCGCTTCTAATCCTGCAGCAGCTCTTACAGCAATGGGGTCAAGTTCTTTGGGAGCGCTTGGTAATGTAGCTTCTAATCCGGCTGCCTTGGGAGCACTGATAGCTGACCCAAAAGCAGCAATGAAAGATATGGCAAAAGAACAAATGGCTCAACAAGCTGCTAAATTAGGTGAATCTTCTGGTGCGCTTGGTGCGTTGGGGAAGATGGCAGCTAATCCTAATGCTATAACAGCATTGGCTGCAAATCCAAAAGATGCAATGGCAGGTATGGCAAAGGCACAAATGGCAAGTCAATTGGAGGCAGCAGTTCCTGGTGCCACAGGTTTAATGAGCGCAGTAGGTTCAAATCCTGATTTGGCCTCAGCAGCAAAAAGCGCCACAACAAAATCGATGTCATCAGCCAAGGGTGCTTTCGGTGCAAAACCTTCTGCCAAAAAATAAGCGAAGATGCGCCCGACTTATTTAAATAAGACCCCCGTAACTAATAATGGAAAAGGCTATTTTGGAAGAAGATTTAGAGGAAATCAAAGCATTACTTGAGGAAGGTTATGACCCAAACGGCAAAACGGAAACAGGTACGCCATATATATTTATATCAGAGAATATAAAGATTTTAGAGCTACTAATTAGTTATGGGGCCGATACGAAAGCTTGCGACGAAAATGGATTTATACTCGAGGATTATACCGATGATGCTAAAATTATACTTTTATTAAAAGATGAAAAGAATACAATCATAGTAAAGCCCTCTAAATTTATTAAATATAGAGGGACTCTTCGTGGTAAGCAAAGTCGTGCTGTTACGCGGCGCCGTGCGAAGCAATCTGACTTATCATCGTAAAATATTCGTCGGTAAAACCGTAATGGCAGCCGTTAGGTTCATTGCTTTCAGGAACCCGCCTTGAAGTAAAATTCTTACCATGTAAGAAGCTTACAATAACACCCTCAGGTGGTATTTCAACAGAATTCTGTTCACGACCCCGCAAAAAGTCTTCCCCCTCTGCTATACTAATTAATTTAGGAAAGGGTTTGGCCTGCCAGAATGCGCGTGTAAAACATAATGTTGCTTCACTGACGCGTTCACAAGGAGCCAAATTTAGCGGTGGAACATTTATTGCTGATATGTATTTATTAATATGATACATCGGTAAAGTAGATGCATATACACATTCTTTGTTAAGTGCCCCCAACCATGCTACACGTATAGATAAGGATGATTTAGAGTAGTGGTCGTCGTCATCCATCATAGCAAAAACTGATACATCTGGTCTTGTAGCAATAGCCTTGGAGCAAGCAAGATTGCGTTTTTCACCAATGGGGGTCTTCTTAGCTAAACTTACATATTCTATTTGTAAACCAGCCAAACCCTGTTTGGCCCGCTCAATTTGTATATCAATTCTATTTTCAAATACACTGTCATCAACAACTATCCACACTATTTTATCACGCGGATATGATGTTGTTTCAATATTACGGACGGCATGACTAAACCACTGGGGTCTATTATGAATCAAGGTTACAACTCCTATAACAGGTAAATCTGCTGCCGGCTTATTAGGCGGTGCTAAAAATTTATCATTTTTAACACGGTTGCTTACAGTTTTCCAAGCATTTGCCATGTGTTGTCTAAAATTTTTGTTAGTTTTCATAATAGCCGTAGTTAGCACATCAGGCTTTCGCGCTCCAATACGTAATAGTTCATTCATAGCATTTACAACATCATTCTCCTCAAAGCTACGCGGCATATCCATCATTTCTACATTAACACCACTAATATCGGTCACAACAACAGCCTTTGTTTTGATACATCCAGCAGGGCCTAATACGTCCCCCCAAAACTCTTCGTAAACGGGTAGGTCTGTGCGTAGAATTAATGCATTCTGATTTAACGCTTCTGCCATTGTATATCCAAAACCTTCGGCAGTAGAAGCTACAATATGATATAAGGAACTTTCTTGAAGCTGGCGTTTATCTGTATTTGATATGTATTTACATCTCCAATCTACATTTGCGGGCAAGTCAACTGGACCCTGCTCTGCGCAAAGAACAACTAACCGAGGCCATGTATCGCGCCAGCATTTAACAATAACGTCGGCAGCCATTTTTTTATGTTTAGAACCTCCTACTACATATAATGCTTGCGCTACTGCAGCAGTTTGCTTATTGCCACTATATCCTGGTGGGCATCGCCATCCAATATATGTTCCTTTGATTCCCGCGGCATCAAATAGCTTTTGGCAATGCAGCGTGCGAAACCAGAAAATAGCTCCCGCGTCTTTTGTCCATGACCAAGCATCTTTATACCACCATTCGGCATTAGGAACGACTACATTAACTTTGGCCCACGGAAAAGCAACGCGACAGGGAACTTCCAAATAGATATGAACATCAGAAATTTGTGGCAGAGCTCCATGGCCAATAAAAAGATAGGGGTCAGCGTGGCTAATCTTCAAATTAGTTTTCCCCGTTGCCATCATTTCGCGAAGGCACTGCTCCATAATATGCGCATCTTGTCCAAGGCCATATTGCTGTTTTCCGGCGCCCCTACTAAAAATTATAACATTAAGGGTTGTCATTTCTAATTATTTTCCACCTAATGTTTAGGTGATGACGGATACAGTTCGCGATTTAGGATTTATCTCTTGGCATGACCCATATGCACATATGGAGGATGTATCTGGAAATTCAATAAAGCAAGCTATAAAAGAGCAGGCAGAGATATATAATCGCGCATTATCAGCCGTCGATAAAGCAGATACAACCAAGTGGGCAAAATTATATAAATCGCAACCTAAGAAAGATTCTTCCTACTATAATTTCAGATGGGCGGGACATACAATTAATGTGGGTCAACAAAACCGGTTTCATCCTAAATTGAAAATAGAACTTATGGATGGTTCTATACGTTTTATTAAAACAGCTGGCGCGTTTGGAACAACTCCAACAAGGTTATGGGTCATACAAGATATGTCTGATGCGCGGGAACAATTGTCTTTAGTGCTTTATTCCACAGGTATAAAACAAGTGGATAAAATCAGTAATGTAGGGGACACCGCTGCTAATATTGGAGAAGCCCTCTATTATATTACATCTGAAAATACATTTTGGTATAATAAAATATATGTTATGCATGGAAATAAACCAACTTTAATCTATGAAGAAAAAATGGAAAAATATGTCTTAAGTCTTATCAAACCGAAAAATCAGTCAGATGTATTTATAGTAAGAAAATCTGCAATATTTCATGATATAGGTCTTATTGAAAAATCTGGTAAAGTAATATGGCTAAAAAAGGGTATGGGGACAAAAGTTCCTTTGACAAAAGATATAATTGCATTTAACACACATATTGAGATTCGTGGGCGCGAAATACCATATCCAGACAAACGATTTATTGTGGATGCCTATATTTCGGATTCTGACATTTATGCTGTTTTATGCAAGGATGTATCAGATGCACTATATAAATATTCAAATGGGACCTGGAATCTGTTGCTAAAAGGTATAGGTGATATTACTTTCTGCGATTATTCAGATGATATTATATTGGGGACTCCAAACGCACCAGACCGTATTTTACGAATTATAAAACAATCGACAGTGGTAGTAATTAAAGAAATGGCTGGCCCCACCTTTGGATTAATATCTGATACACATCCTTTGCCTTGGTTTGCAATTATGCCAGAGAAAAAGCCAACTGCAGTATTGATATGTGGTTACGGCTCGTATGGAATGCGGGTGCGACGCTCTCAAGTAAACCAGTGGATACCATGGTTAAAACAGAATTATATGGTGGTCAATATTTGTGTTCGCGGTGGTGGTGAAAATGGGGATGCATGGTGGAATGCATCACGTGGGCCACAAAATCGCAAATATGGCGTTCGTGATTTTGCTGTAGGTGTGAAATACATTCAGTCGCGTTTCGGTTTTGATAAGTCAAATACTGTAATATATGGGCGTAGTGCTGGTGGATTTTTGGTAACAGCTGTATTAGAATATTTACTACAGCACGTGGCGGTAGTCTTTGCTGAAAAGCCATATACTGATGTATTGCGCACAGTTACAAATTGGCATGCTTTACAATGCCCGCAAGAGTCAGATGAGTTCGGTTATATAACTGATTCTGCCGCTGACTTTACTGAAATCATGAAAATATCACCATATGAAAATATTAAACCTCACCCGCCAAGAAATCCAGCAATTATACTTACAGCGGGTATTAACGACCCAGAAGTTCCTATGGCTATGCCTATACGATACGCAACAAAAGCTCAAGCCCAGGGTTGGCGAAACGTTGTTTGTAGAGTAGAAAATGAAGGACATTTTGTAAAAAATACGGATGGACAGGCACAGGATGCTGCATTGTGTGAATATTATATTAAGGTTTTACAACATAAACCAGAAACATTATTAAATGCCAATACGGTTTGAAAACTCAGGCATAGCGCTCATTTTCTGCACGCATAATACAAGACATGCTACATCATGTTTTGCGTTATGTAAATCAGCACCACTTATATCATACTCTTTATTAAATAATTTAGCGTATAGTTCGGCAAGTCGAGGAAATTTAAGGTCGGCTGAATCTTTAAACTTTATATTACAAAACTGTTTTGCTAAAACCATTGTGCATACTTCCTTGATGCCTTTCTTCCAAAAGCCCGACGCCCTTTCAGATTTCCCGGCTTCGTATAAACGTTGCACTTCGGCAAGAATGGCGGTCTTGTCAAAAGACAAATTGTGGCCTAATACAGCATCACACTTATTAAGGTCTTCTTGAAATCGGGTTAGAACTTCGGTAGGTTCCTTCCCGAACCTTGCCACAATTGCTTCCGGAATTTGATGTATGCGTTCCGCTTCACGCGACCAAACAGCTCGTGATTTTACAAATACATCCTCTTCATGCAATACTATCCAATTCTCACTGTCAATAATCTGCCAGCTTAATTGGATAATATGGGGCCACATGTTTGGTTCGGTATAGGGCGCGTATTTTGATGCAGGAAGCCCGTTGGTTTCAGAATCAATAAAAAGAAGTTTCATTATATTTCCAGAAATACCCTATCCCGACTCAATTTTTTCTCCAGAACTAATATAAGACAAATGAGCTCATTGAATGTCAGTGCCACACCTACGCCTGCAGCTATTGAGAAGGCTGGCAATGCCGCTGTTTCTGCCGTGAACTCAGCTGCCAAGGTTGCCGCCACCTTGAACGATGTGTCCAAGCAGTTAACTGAGGCCGCGAAGTCCCTTCGCAAGAATGCTCCTGCGATTGCGAATGTCGCTTCCAATGTTGCGGCGTCAAACGCGCCCGCCGCCGCACAGGCCGTTGCGCCCCTTATTGGCGGCGCCCGCGCCTCCATGTTGATGGCGATGCCCCGCTCCGTTATGTCCGGTGGCGTCAAGGTTGCGCTTCACAGTGCGGCCAAGAAGCTTGACGAGATGGCCAATGGTGCAAAGGATGCTAGTAACGCGGTTAACAGTGGCGTGGTAGCAGTCAGAAATGGTGCCAAATATGTTGCCGCCAACGCCACCCTTAAGAACGCTGCCATGTACAACCACGCCGTGAACACCAACGTTAACAGCCTTGCTAACAGCGCGCGCAATGGGTTCAACAGTGCCGCGAACAGCAATGTCATCCCCCGCGTTAACATCAACGCGAATGTTGGCTCTGCCCACTTGAACGCTGTCAAGAACGCCGCCAACAAGGTCGTAAACGCCAGCAACAATGCCAAGACCCCCAAGAAGTCCAAGATGAACGGCGGTGCCCGCCGCCGCGCCTCTAAGACCCGCAAGTCCAAGAAGGGTGGTTTCTTTGCCGGCTTGTTCTAAATCCGTAGTATAAATCTTTAATAAACAAATTAAAAATACATTAGTGTTAATAATTTGTTTAATCTAGTCCAACCCTATCCAATTTGCAGAAGCAGTCTTCTTTTTCCCACCATTGCATGGTCCAAATGACATGCGATGTAGTGGTGTAGGTCCGTGTGTTTTGAGCCCTGCCATATGTTTTGCGGCACCGTAGCCCTTATTACTACGCAAACCATAATTGGTGTCCCATT